TGCCACCTCTGCCACCTCTGCCACCTCTGCCACCTCTGCCTCTTCTGCCTCCTCTGCCTCCTCTGCCTCTCTAAACTCTTGAATACTCTTTTGATATTCTTCTTCAGATCTATGTTCCAAAGCTATGTCTGGACCATCAGCTACTTGCTTTTCCCAGTTAAAGTTTCCTTCCACAATATCTTTTATGTCAAGCTCTGGAAACGTGGTCATAATTTCTTCAATTGTCTCATCATCCGCTCCCCACCTATGCCGTAGGTTCCATTCTTTTATATTAGTGTTTTCCCCAAGGTTAAGCTCTGTCAAATCTGGAAGAGTATAAGGTTTTTCTGAAATAAGGTTTTCAGAGATTAATGCATCTGGCGCTTCTGAGGACTGAAAAGCTTCTAACCCGCCGTAGTCGTCTACGGTACTTACTGGACGTACTGAAGCTATCTTTCCGCTCAAATTTTCTGCCATTAAGTCCTCTGAAATTGTTGCAGAGGGAGGCACCAATCCAGACGGGCGGGTTTCCTCTCTCTGTAGTTCTGGAGGAGGAGCAGAGGAAACTATTCCTTGATTAGGGTCAATATTTCCCTCAAACATTGCAGAAGGAGCATCTTGTATTTCTGGAGCTATAATTTGTGGCGCTGGTCCTATAGGGGTCAATACCGCAGGTTGGTCCACTGGTGGAGGCGAAACTGGTTGAGGCATGTTTGCTATCTGTCTTTCCAAAACAGGCCGCATACCACTTTGAGCAAGATAAGGCTGTAATTCTGGAGGAACATTAGGGTTACGTCCCATATCCAAAGGAACCGCTACGCTTGGATCAAACTCAGGAGCAGCCGACACATCCAACGGGAGCAATCCTTCAGAACTTGGAGGTGGTTGTGTAGGAACTGGGGCATCAGGGACTTCTGGAGCGGGTCTTAACTGAAACGCCACCTCTCGAACTACTGGATCTTCTTTTTGTTCAGGGGATAATTTAGCATACAGATTTCTAACCCCTCCATGCTTTTGTAGAACATCATCCATTACCGCATTTAGGTCAGTCCTACTTATTCTTCCACTTTCATAATCTACCCTTGCTTGACGGACACGGGCGATATCTTGCAACGCATCAGTATTAGATCCACCCCTCGCAAACCTTGCAACACCGCCTTGGCTCATAAGCGCAGTTCCGCCTTCCGCACTAAGGGCATCGCTCTCCACTGCATCTATCAAAGGCATGGACGAGGACAGGATTCCGCTAGGAGCATTCAGGTCAACCATCTCGTTTCTGGAAGGGACTAACCCCCCTCCACGGAACATTTTCCTGTTAGCCAGTACGGACTTAATTGCTTTCATTGATCGTAGCTCCTACTACGTATTGCTAAATAGGTTACCCAACGGGTTGCCAAGGGCCTTGTTAACTCCAAGACCCGCTATGCCAGCCCCAATGGCTTGGGAAAACGGACTTGGGGAAGGCGCTACATTCAAACCAAGGGTAGACCCAGCAGAGCCAATGGAAGGCTTAAATATATCGGCCTCAAAGCTAAGTCTCTGGAACGGCTCAAAAGCTTGCTGTAATTGCGATTGCCTTGCCGCATCCAGAACCCGTTGCTCCTGTGTCTGTTGCAAAGAACCAAGTTGCGATTGCAGTTGGGCCTGTTGTCCAAGAAGACCCTGACCTGTTCCAGCAAGATTGGCCTGTAGCGTACCAAACGATCCTATGCCAGACCCTGTACGAATGCCTTCCTGAGATTCTGTGGCGCCAATGCCAGCAAGTAACTGCGAAACGCCCTGTTGTCTTTTCTGCTGGTTCTCAAATGCAGTCTGTGCGGCATTCTGTGCCTGATTAAAGTTCCGTGATAAGTCCTCAAATATGCGGCGGCTTTGTATATCTGCCAGATTCCTACCCAGTTCCGCTTGAGCTATTCCCTGCCTCGATCCGCCAAAAGCCCCGGCCCCTACAGCTTGGGCAGAAAGCTGGTTTTGTTGCAATGCGTTTTGTCGTTGGAGCTCCGCAAGAGCGTCCTGTGTAACAAGCTGCTGGAAGGGGTCTATAAATGGTTGAAGCCCAGCTTCTGTGGGAACAAATTGCTGCCCTGTAGCCCGTGCCGCTTCCGCCGCTTCATCAAATCTTGCTGGAACTCCGGCGGTTCTTTCTCTAAGAGTTTCCAGACCAGTTCCAATGGTTTCCGCGCCAGTGGTAAGAAACGGCTGAAACTGGCCTATGCCTTCCCCTGTAGTTATGGCTTGCTGAGTAAGAGGATCGAGGCCAGCTACTTGAATATCTGGTATATCTACAGCAGTTGTTGCCCTTGCTTGCGCTCTTTCAAGAAGCGCCCTCTGGATTTCTTCCAGAAACGGGGCTTGCCGTACTGTGCTTTCTGTTCTTGTTTGTTCAGCCACGGAACTAGACCCCCCTGATGAAGGTGAAGATGAGGGACGAGGTCGCGGTGTGCCTATACCTTGGGGAACTGGTCCGCCACCAATACCTGTGCTTTGACTTCCTGGGGGTGCTGGCATCGTCTTCTCTTTCTTTAAACATTACGCGACTCCCCTTTCGTAACGGGACATCATATCATACATACGAGCCGCTCCAAGGTTTCTGTCTCCATTACCCGCTCCTCTAACGGCATCTGCGGTCATTACAAACTCTCCGTCCGAAAGACGGGCTGGTATGCTGTCACTGGTCCCTGTACCGGGGCCAGTTATTTCGCCGCCTCTGGCCAAACCTTGAGACTGTTGGTTACCAATTATACTTGATATTCCTGTGGGTTGCGTAGTTCCACTTAGATCCACCGCTTCAACCCCATAGTAGTTATCAATAAACGATTGGGCTTCTGCAAGACTTAGGCCAGTACTAGACGAAATTTGTTGAGCGTTCTGAACGGGGGCAATCCCTGCCTCTCGTAACAGGCGGACGCCTTCTGCATCCTTCAAGCGTCCACGGTCAAGGTATTTTTTGTAGGCATCTCCTTGGACAGTTCCCGGAAGAGGCTTATTGCCCTCTGGAAGATTGTCTGGGTCATCCGTTGTAAAGTATGCAATGGCCGCTGGAACCGCTGCTGCAACTAATGGACCACCTGCTGTTTCAAGAACTTTCTCGCCCATTCTTAGGGCGGCTCCCGTTCTTCCTCCAGGGTAGTCGCCAGTTATAAGCCCTTTAATTGTATTAGGGGCGTCAGCACCTGTTCTAAATCCAGCGGTCTGTGTATCTACGTTCCGAAAGGCTGCCGGAACTTGCTGATCTCCAGCCGCTACCACTTGTTCTCCAGCGGTTGTTGATGGTGTGGATACTGGTCTGTTCAGAGGAGGGTTGCTTCCGTCAAGGCCCTGTGTTTGAAATCTTATTGGATCTTCAATCCTAGACCCTCCATATCGAACATCAGGCCGTACATTCACATCTGCACCCCCTGGCGTTACAGGAGCGTTAACTCTGGTTCCTGGGCCAGCTTGATTGACATTGGTATATGGTCCTCGATTAGCTCCTCTGTTATAATCTATACCACCTGTCGCTACGGAAGTACCGCCAGCCGCCGCTGCATTTGGATTATATGTTGGGAATATACCGCCTTTATAACCAATGGTTTCTGACCCTACAGGAGGAGCTCCTTTCTGTAAGGAAAACCCTGGCTGGTCAGGTACATCTGCACCTGAAAAGAATGTATTAGTTCCGCCTGGCCCAAAAATGCCCTGCGCTAGTGGGTTGTTAGCGCCACTGGAGAACAAATTACCAGCCGCCTGGAACGGAGCCAACGCTCCTTTTTGAAGACCTCCAAGGAAACCGCTTCCAATTCCTGTTCCCGCTTGTGCGCTCGTTAATGCACCGCCAAGACCTTGCCCCAACGCACCAACCCCATAGGATAAGGCCGCACTCTTTAAGACATCCCCCCACGATCCCCCTTGCAGTTTGGTTACCAGACCAGATGCAATTATACCGCCAATACCTGGGGCTATCAGGTTACCTATAATTGGAGCGGCTATAGGCAGAACCTTCTTAAACACCTTCTTTACAGCTTTAAAAATCTTTTTGAAAAAGAACTCTGGTTGCCCAGTTACAGGGTTAATGGAGTTTAAGTTATTTCCCACTACATAGCGATTAGGGTCTTTAATACCCATCATCTTCATCTGCCAGAACAAGTGTTGTTTTAGTTCCGGGTTTGCGTCCAAGACTTCCGCAGGTACTACCGTTTCCCCTTCGGCGGCATGGACCATGTAGTTATCGCCATATCGGCCAAGGGTTCCAAGACCGCTGGCTATGGCTTTTATTGTGGGTTCCCCGTTATATTTGGGCTGTGCATATTCCATCAAGATACCTCTAGAATGCTGGCGAAGGCATATATTTTACTAGCCGTGTCGCAGTTAAGAATTAGCGTATCGCTGGCCTCCAGTACGAAGGGTCCAGTGAGGGACGTATCTGCGAGAGTTCCTATACTAGCTTTCTCTAGAGTCACCGTAACGGAGGCGGAACTGTCGGTAATCTTTGGGTACACTACAATAGTACCACTATGACTATTATACAAATTTAAGTTCTTTATAATGGCTTCTGTGGCCGCTGGACAGGTGTATATTGTAACATCCCCGGTTGATCCCACTAAAGTAGCCACATTTTTGTACGCAGAGGCCATTTTTACTCCATAAACCAGCTAATAGCTCTGGTATCGTCCTGTCCTGATATAACAGCCGGAATCTCCGTCTTGGTGAGGGCCATTTCCAGATCCCTCATAATTCTTACAAAAACGTCTGGATTGTACTCGTTTGGGACCATGGGCATAGCGTGATCGAGCAATTTAGCCATTACCGCCTCCCATCAGGGCGGATGCCCAGCCGTAGATCGCCCAACGTCCATGTTATATCTGTGGTATCGCTTTCAATTCGGAGAGCAGCCTGTCTCGACCTACTACGCAGAAAGGACTGCTGAGTTGTGGCCTTAACCGCGTTGGTGGAGTTGGTGGACAGGCTGTCTCCAGGGAAATTCCTAGTCTTTATAATGTAGTTTACGGATGCTTCAGCATCACTGCTTGTAATGTCGATATCCGGGATTAACCGTTCAATGAACATAAACTGTTCGCCATCTCCAAGGTCAAAGTCCGCTGACTCTATAAAAGAGGTCATTGGAGAGCCGTCATTATTATCTCCGCTTTCATGGACGTACACAAAGTTTGTGCCGCTGGCTGTTCCGCACCCTCTTGGATTATCGTGTATTCCATAATCTACCCAAGCGGTTCTGGCCAAGGTTCCCAAATCCCATGTATTTTCGGAAAAGTTAAACTTAACATATCTGTCAATTTCCGTAGCGTCTGCGCTTGGATAGAACCAAAACACCTCGTCAAACATTTTGTTGGAAGCCGCAAAGCACTTAAAGCTTTGCTCCAGGTTAATATCGTCAAATACATAGCGTAAAAGAGTGCAGGGAATTACCTGAACACGGCCCGTGTAGACATAAAAGTTTTCACGATCCATCCAAAAGACTTGGTCCCCTACGGTTGTGACCGCGTTTGGCCCTAGAATGGACACGTTATTTGCCAGCATACTCATACCAAAGGTAAAGGGAGGCCCCACAAAGCGCAGGGCATGAAGGGACGTATCCGTCCAGATCAGCATCTCCTGTCGAGTCTTTTGTGCTGATATAATTTCAGAACCAGAAGAAACACGCTGCGAACCAGCGGTATTAGTTGCGGTGGGGGTCCAATCAAAAGGACTTTCTTGGTCAGACCAGCGTACCATAAGCAAATCCTGGTCTGTTTCGTCAATGGGGTTGCATCCAAAGCACACAATATGTCGATCCGCCCCGGAAATCATCAGCCTTCGAGTAATAGTGGGGGCGCCAGAGGCACCTGTCTGCGAAGCAAGTGTGGTGGCCCTGTTAGCAAGCCCTAATGTCTTATCCCAATAGTAAGGAGCTCCGTCAAATACGTTAAAGGCAAGGTCTTCGCCCCAGTTATCCTGGCTCCATAACCGTATATTTGAGCCAGTGCTTGCAGCAGTAGCAGAGGACTCCCCAAACCCTACAAAATCGTTGGCTTCCTTTACCACGGCTCCATCTGCGTGGGAGGCTGCGGTAGTTCCTCTTACTCCCCGCACAACTCCAGCATCTATGGTATTGCTGGATTTTCCTGTATACTGGATTAGTTCGCTATCTATTAAAACAAGCCCAACAAAAGTTATAGTAGCCCCGCTGGAGGAACTGGCCGCTGTTGTTCCATCATCCCCACGGGTAAGCTCTCCAAACACATTTCCTACGTTAGTACCATAGCGTATTTTTTCGCTACCAATAAGAATAGTACCTTTGCTAGGAAAGGTACTGGTATTGGAACCAGCTATGCTAGAACTTGAAGCAGTAAGGTTTGCTGTGGTTGTAGTGGAAGCAGTCTCAAAATCAGTCGCGCTTGTTAGAATAAAAGAGGTATCAGAATCACTTATTCCGCCACTGTCGTTTAGGGTGGTTTGGGAGTACCCTGTAGTTAGACCTCCCCAAAGACCAGCACCAAACCCCGTCCCGGAAACCACTGTACTTAAACCTGTGTTTATTTGATAGGTGGCTACAACCGAAGAACCACCGCCCGTGGTAGATCCAGAGGAAGAAGCCCCAGCGGTGGTTATTGTGTAGCTGTTAGAGTCAATTAACGTAATCTCATGTTCTGTATTTATTTGAGCCGCCGTTATGCCGTCTGTAGTGGTAGCACCACTTAGCGTAACAAAGTCCCCGTTTACAGCGCCATGTGACGGGGCGGTAACAGTTATAGTTCCTGTTCCAGACGTTCCTGTCTTAAGTGGGTTTGCTCCCAGAGTAGTGGTAGCTCGAATGGGAGTAATGTCGTTATAACCACCACCCTCTTCTATATAAAACTTAGTTTCTGTACCCAGGCCCATGTATTTGGAACCATCCAATGCAGCCCATACATGAAGGGAGCGTCCTGTTCCTTGAATTGTATTGCTACTAAGACGTTCCCATCCGCCCATCTTTTCTGGACGGCCTTTTCGGAAACGAACTAGGTCAGAGTTAAACCAACCATTTTCATCTCCGTAAGATGTGGTTTCTCTGTTTACTCCTGGTCTAAAATTTATTTTAGATAAAGGCATTCTATATGTCCTTATCCCCTTGTCCCAATATTTCGGAGAGTTCATCCTCAGTATACGTCTTAACAAGCTGGCTTTGTATCGGGACTATGCAATGCAAACCAGGAAAAGTCTGCCCATTAAAATCCGGGGCCTTTGCAGCAGATACCACCGCTAGTTTCTGCTGCATAGGCCCCGGCTTTTATTGGGCAGACTTTTCCTGGTTTGCATTGCATTGTCCCGATTCATAGCCAGTTTTTTTAGACGTATACTGAGGTTGATCTCTCCTAAATATAGGGACTAGGGGATAAGGACATATAGAATGCTTT